GAAAGTCTGCTGTAAATGGTGCTCATTCTGGTCATAGCCTCACCTCCGATAGTTCGGATGGCGCTGTATTTAATTGAAAGGAATCAGGCAACCAAGCTCTTTTGGATAGGTAAAAGTAGATTTGAATCTTGGTGCCTGAAAATCTGGGTTCTAACACGCCATTACTTACACACTAATACACACAAAACATTGCATCGTGTGTATTAGTGTGTATAATGGTTTTCAGGCCAGGAGGAAAAATGAAATCGACTGACCTGATAAAGGAATTGACTGCTGCCGGATGTGAACTCAAAAGGCATAACGGAGGAAGCCACCAGATATGGTGGTCACCGATAACCGGAAAAACTTTTCCGGTTCCGCATCCCAAAAAGGATTTACCTCTCGGCACTGTCAAATCCATTAAAAAACTGGCGGGGATCTAATCCCCGCCCTCTCTGGAGGTTGATATGTTCTTCTCAGTGGGCGTCGAGACGCCAAAAGATGAAAACACCGCCTACGGTATGATCGTTCCCGCGTTTTCAGCTTACGATTACGGATGTTTCTCCGCTGCTGATACTCAGGACCAGATTGCCCCGATGGTGAAAGAAGCTATCCTGATGGTTGTCGAAGACCTGGTTCAGAACAATAATGTTGCTGTCGAAGATATCAAGGATGCCGGCTATCTGGTTTATTCCGTTAATCCAGAATATAAGGACTTTGACAGCTGGGTTATGGTTGATGTTGATTTATCAGAATTCGAGGGTAAGCCACAGCGTATTAATATTTCTCTGCCTGACACGCTGATCAAACGTATCGACAATGCCGTTAAATCAAGCGGGGCTTACCGTGACCGCAGCCATTTCATCGCTGAAGCTGCGCGCCACGAACTCAAGCAATAAACTATTAACCCCGGTTAACCGGGGTTTTCTTTCCTTCAACTATTGCCCTGATCTCATCTACCGTCTGGTTGAAACGATCTGCTTCCAGTTCTACCCCGATCGCCCGACGGCAAAGTTCTATTGCAGCTTTCACAGTTGATCCAGAGCCCATAAAGAAATCCGCAACAATATCCCCCGGTCTGCTGCTGGCGCTAATGATCTGCTTCAGCATGTCGGAAGGTTTTTCACATGGGTGTTTACCTAGATAAAACTGAACAGGCTTATGCGTCCATACGTCGGTATACGGAACAAGAGCAGAAACAGAGAAGCAGCGCCGGAGGGTTTTGTATTCCTCCAGCAATTCTGAATACTTGCGGTTTAATGACTGATAGGTAGCTACCAGCTGGTGGTGAGGATGTTCAAGCTTCTGCTCAATGTGCTTATCGATAGCGATCCGCGTGAACAGTTCCTGCAATTTTCTATAGTCCACTTCATTTGGTAGTTGCCATTGGCTTGCACCAAACCAGTGTGACGCCATGTTTTTCTTTCCGGTTGCCTCAGCTATTTCTTTCGAGCTGACACCCAGTGATTCACGGGCATTACGGAAGTAATCAATCAGCGGCGTCATAATGTGCTGCTTTAGCTCTGTGCTTTTCCTTTCGTAAACATCCTCTTTACCTGTATACGGTCCAAGATAGTGCTCAGCAAACAAAATCCGTTCCGTAGATGGAAAGTACGCACGCAGGCTTTCTTTGTTACATCCATTCCAGCGGCCCGATGGTTTTGCCCAAATTATGTGATTCAAAACGTTGAACCGGGCACGCATCATAATCTCTATATCTGAGGCCAGTCGGTGACCGCAAAACAGGTAAATGCTGCCAGCAGGTTTAAGAACGCGAGCATACTCAGCCAGACAGCTATCAAGCCAGCGTAAGTAGTCCTCGTCCCCCTTCCATTGGTTGTCCCAGCCGTTGGGCTTCACTTTGAAGTACGGCGGATCCGTAACTATCAGATCAATAAAGTTATCCGGGAGGGTGGCGACGTAATGCAGGCTATCAGCGTTGATTAATTCAACACTGTTTATTTTTACAGTATTTTCCATAGATCAGTAAGCGTAACTCTGATAGGCTCACGTTGCTTTTGCGCTAAAGCAGTGGGCCTTGGTTAGCTTGTGACCTGAAAGCATGAGCTGATGGCTGGCCGGGTGCGCTAACACCCACCAGCCGCCCATTTCCACAGCAGAAAGCCCCCATTACTGGAGGCGTTTATAACATCCGAACTGGTAATCAGATAACCCCGCCATCACTAGCTGCGTGAGTATTAGCTGGCAACGTTCTCGGCTGAGGTGGGTATTCTGTGCAATCTCCCCAGCCGTTGCTGGTTTATCGCTTAATTCATTGAAAACAGCCCTTGCCGTTTCCGTCATATCTTCCTGATTTAGCATGCCTTTTACCTAAAATTAGTTGCGTACATACAGATAACTCTGGTTGTAAACAGCAGCAAGAAGTCTTTGCAAAAGACATAAAAAAACCCGCCTAAGCGAGGTTGTGGAATGCTTTAAGTTCGTGTCTAAGTGACCACTCTTAACACAGTAATAGATAAAATGCGGACCGCGTTAATGATTTTGTACTTTTTTCTCTGTAAATTACGTATCAATAACTAACCCCATCCATTATGAGCCTTAAAGATATCGGGCCTAGCAAGGAAAGTCATGGAGAAGTCTACTTCCTTTAAGGTGTTTTATGACGCCGATGATAAAGAATTGTCGAATCACGAGATTGACGCAGAAGATCTTGGAAAATCAATACTTTCAATGACGACACTAATTAACAAAGCCGATGATTTATTAAACGATGGCAATAAATCGGTTAAGGTCTTAGTTTCTGCCCCACTCAAGAAAGGTTCAGTTGGTATTGCTTATACTGTTGTGCAACTTTTACCTGATGCAATAGATGTTCTAAAAACTATTGGGATAGTGGGAACTGTTGGTGCGGCTGCACATGCTAGTGCGTTGTCTTTGATTAGGCAGTTGGGGTCGAAAAAGGTCGTTTCGGTAACTAAAAAAGCTGGAACAGATATGGCAGTCCTTGAATTTGAGGATGGAGATATCGAATGCCCGTCAGCTGTTGCCACTCTTGTAACCGAGCCAGTGATTCGTGATGCTTTGATCTCTGTTGTTCAAGGTCCACTTGAAGGAAAAGAGTCTCCTGTTTTCAAAATAGTAGATGGAAATGACGAAGTGCTGGTGAAACTCGAAGGAGAGCAGACCGAGGAGATTAAGCCGCTTCCAAGAGGAACGCTGCTGACAAAAACCGTTGAAGAAAAAGAAGTTAATGTTAAGTTTACTCAGGTTAATTTCCACAGCGAGAAAGGCTGGAGAATGGATTACAACCAAGAGGAGCATTCCGTACTACTTACAGACTATGAGTTTTTAGCTAAAGTAAGAATGGCCGAGGGGACTGTAACTAGTGAGGATATGTTCTCTGTCCTTTTAGAAACAACCCGCACCACTTCAGCGCGAGGAAAGACCGAAAAGTACGTTATAAAAAAAGTACTTCGGCATCGAGTGATGCAGGGGAAAAAATTGATATAGCCACGGTAGAACCTAATGATACAGCAACAACTTTTACAAATCGTGTTTTGGTTGGGGGTAATTATAAGCCTGCCGACCTTCTATCGCTTTGTATATGCTGGATCAGCACTGCTGTGGCGCAAAGTCTTCCCTACCAAAGTTGTGGAACTTAGGTTCTACAATGCAAATCGTTCGCTCGAAAAAACTGTCACTCTTCGTTTAAATCAAGAAGATGGCAAGAAAATCGTTGATCTAATTGATGATGCAACCAATCATGGGCATTCAAAAAGATGAGCGACGATAAGAAAAATATTATAAGTACCAACTCTGGACTCACTACTGGGGGCCTTGGTGCAGTTTTGACGACTTTAGTTCCTCTTGTCGCGCCAGAACAGAACAGTGAGTGGCGTCCTTTCCTATACGCTCTCGCGCCTTTAGTTTCTGCTGGGATAACCTACGTAATGATGTACGTTATTAATCGACATGGACTTGAATCACCAGCTGAAGCAGCCCTACGGAATAGGCTTGAAAGAGATTTGAAGGGTATCGACGAACAATTGACAAGCCCGCATGTAAGTGAGAAATTTAGAGCTGAGCTAATTCAAGACCGTGAGGAAACTGTTAGGAAGATTGTCAATATTGGTAAAACTGTTGAAGTTATACCTTCCGCTACAGTCAAAGAAGACTAAACGGTCTCAAATACCGTTTAGTCTATCAAAACTAATAATCCATCTCTAACCGTATGTCTAACATAGACAAACAGCCGTCGATAAATCCTTCCGCCATCTGTATCTCAATACGAATCAGTTTCTCGTCCTTCTTTCGCGCTTTTGCTATCTTCCTCTTTGAGATACCGTACAGGTAATGAGCGACAAGAAGCGAATGCTCATATGGCTTTCGGCTTTTCAGTCGTGCCAGGCAGCCTTCAATGATAAGCGCATCATCATCTGTACATGACAATCTGGTTTTGCTTGTCTGCGGTAAAAGTCCCTTGAAGCCAGCGGCAATATGGGAATAGTCAACACCAGAATTATCAGCTGATGCCCAACCCCCCCAGCGTTCTAAAACCATCTGAATATCACGCATTACTTTTCTCCATACACTTAAGCTGTCGCAATTACGCCGATCGCCAGTACCCGATCCATAAAACGCAGTAGCAGCTCAAGCTGCGTACCATGCTTCTGCTCGAATGCCGGTACATCGGCGTGTAACTCGTCGTGGCACTCTCTGCACAGAGGGATCACGAAGAGATCATGGGCTTTTGTTGCTGTCCCCCCCATACCGTGCCCTACAATATGGTGCGGATCATCTGCTGGCCGTCGGCAACACTCACAGGGTTGTGTTTTAACCCAGCGGGTGTACGTCTCATTTATCCAGCGGCGACGTTTTGGCCTGAGCATAAAAGACTCTGGCGACTCAGGATCAACAGAGAGCGTGAGGATCTTCTTCGCCTTCTCCTGCACGAGTCTGGTTGCTGACGAGGAAGGCACTATGTCGCTTTCCCTCATGACAGAGCGGAGCTTCTCATCCGGAAGGCGTAGCCCCTTGTGCGCAACGCTTTCCGGTATAACATCAGCCAGGTCGTTCCTGACCAGCCACCAGCACAATTCCGGCAACGTCAGTACATGCGACTCGGGAAAACCAGAATCGCGACGAATAACTTCCAGAATCCAGGATACCAGGTTTCCTGCCGCTATACCTGCAAGCTGTTCGGTATGCTGCCCTGACAAAGTGTGATCGCAATGCCAGCACAGGCGAATACTTCCTGGTGGGTGCCGCATTGTTGTGAAGTTCTTGTCGTGCCACGTTGAATGTGGCCACTGGCATTCAAACCGAGAACTCAGCCACTGCTCAAGGGAAGGAAGCCCGCCGGCACGCTGAATAACCCGTTCATTCTCGAATACCTGCCGCATTACAGGATCATCAGCCAGCGGCTGAATGGCTGCCGGAACAGCCCCGGTACTGAATGACGCCATTTCTTCTGGTTCAGGCTCGAGCAGAACGCGACCACGCATGAAGAGGTGCATTAATTCCGCGCCGGGACGAAACAACACAATCCCCATGCGATGGGCGACTTCAGGAGTTAACAAAGCCCTCACGCCGCCTGCCCCCCTGCAATATGTTCAGCCCACAAGCCACCAATCCAGCGTACTCCCTTGGCAGTGAAACGCGTCTGGCTGAAGGCGTGATTGGATGTACTCGATGTTCCCGTCTTAACTTCAAATCTCCCCGCGGAAATATGCTGCGCCATGGGGGTAAGTGTGCCGCCGAGGCGATACAGGATATTGCGTTCAATAAGGAACAGGCGGAACTCAGTTTCTTTTGCGTTAAGCAATTTGGCTACCTGACGGAATGACATGGAGCCTTTTGCAGAGCAATAACGATCAACAAACTCCACTTTTGGCGCCGCGGCTGTCAGTTGGATGGTCAGTTGCTCTTTCTGCTCGGCTAAATCAGCAGCCAGGCGAAGCGCTTCCGGCAATGAGCGGGGAACACTGACACTCTGCCCTTCTTCCAGTTCCTGCCAGCGATCGACGACCGCGGCGGTAAATTCAGGTGATAATCTGGCAACAATCACCAGAGAGTCGCGTTTGTTAAAACGATACTCCTGGTACACATTACCGTTATGCTCAAAATCGAACTGCGCCAACGGCGCGGTTAAAATTCCCGCAGCAACAAGACGCTCAGCCGAGCGTTTCACGTCACTGTGTTTACTCTGAACCAGATCCGCAATATCACGGCTGGACATTGTTACTACACCATTCACGATTAACTGGCTCATACTTTTCTCCATATCAGGCGGCTGCACCCGCCGGTTCATATCTGCTGATCGTTATCTCTACCCGACCTTTCGGCACAACGGGTCCCCATTCCACCAGCATGCGCTTAATCTGGCTGTCGTCTTCCCAGACACCCGCATGCGTCAGCGCGTCAAACAGGGCTTTGTTGTAATTATCGATATCCCGGCGGCGCGCATCCGGCGGGTACAGGGTGATTTCTACCGCTGCAAGTTCAGTCGATGGCTTTGGAAGGCGTCGTAATTGCTCAATGATCGCCACGCAGGCAGCGCTCTGGTATTTACGGCCATCAGCGCTAATGAGATGACGACCGGCCAGCGGCCCCTTGTTAGGGGCACGCCAGTAAGTGTTCACGCTCGGAGGAAAAGGCAGGATCAGTTTCACGCGGCCTCTCCCCTCATACTGCGAACAAGTTCAGAAGCTGCAGTAATGATTTCGCTGGTGGCCGTCCGCTCCAGCCAGAGTTGATTGATATTGGCTTTCAGTTTGTTCTGCTGTGATTCATTCAGCATGTCAGCGCCATCAACCTGGTCGAATACAATTCCAACCTCCAACGGCCAGATACGGGACTCGGGAAGCGGATCCGCCACTGGTTTAGCTTTCTCACGGATGTGCATGCGGATGTGGCGAATATTGGACCAACTGGAAACATCCAGGCTTCCCATAGCTGCAATGAAATCAGCACTGTTCATGCCATATTCACCGGATGCCTCAAGGGCAACAGTGCGAATACGTTCCGACATATCCAGGTGCGCAGCAGCGTCATCGAATTGAATCGACAACAGCCACTCATCCACACCGAACAAAATACTCTCACGAATAAGCAGCTTCGCTTTGTCGATCGTTAATGGTGATACCTGAGTGAATTCAGGTGCTTCGACAGAATCCGCCGCCCAGGTATGCCCAAACTTCGATTCACTGAATGTGTATTCTTCTTTATCGCCGAACGCAGCTCTAACACATGCCCACGCTTCGACACCGCTGATATCAAAAATATCTTTCTGGGTGAGTGGCAACTCTGTTTCTGGCTTACCAGCTACTGTTGGTGTGGCCGTTGCTGGTTGAGGTTTGCTGGTGGCAAATTGTGCCAAAGCCATAAACGCACGCCCTTTTGCCTCCAGTTCTGTACGGTTGATATAGCTGAAACGCTCGCCACGCCATGACTTATCGAATACAGCTATGGCACCGGCAAAAAACGCGCTGGTGGGTTTTTGTTTTTCGTCAGCAGGTACAAACCACACTGGCAGATCGAACCCAATGCGCCCGCGGATGAATACAATGTGATCGGCATCTTCCGGCCACCACGTTTCGCTCGGCGCAGCTTTTATCAGGAATACATAGCGACCGCCCTTTTCGCGCTGGGCTGCTGCGTAGTTCATGATGTGCGTCATGCCGGTGATCGCCTGTTTCTCGTGGTACTGCGAACGGCTATACGGTGGGTTGCCATAACCTGCACCGCCCAGTTCTGCCAGACGTTCAGACCAGTCCTGTGTCAGTGCATTATCTTCGGCGGTGTACCATGCCGGGCACTTCGCGTTGTCGTCGTCAGCAAACAAGTCCAGAACTAATGGCCCAAATAGCGCGTTGATACCCCAGAAAAGTAGATCCGGTGTCCGCCACTGATCACCAACTTCTTTCAATTCGTGGGCTGGTTGGCTACGTAGTGCCGCCAGCGCCTGGCAATATTTGTTTAACGTCATCCTCTGAACCCCGCAGGAATCGTTGTATCAACCGGACCAAAAGCCATCACATCGCGCTTTTTCGCCCCCCAGTCAGCACGTTTAGGCCGTCCCTTCTGATCCCAGCGGGTGGCGCTTTGCAGATAGCTCTCGAATTTCTTCGGGCCGAACAGCGTTTCCGGGCGCATGTACTGGTACTGCTCGTCGTTCTCGTGCCAGTGCTCATGCTTCAGGTCGATAACAAGTTGCAGGTCTGCAACGCTGTATCCCTCACGCAGTCGGGCACGGATGTTCTCCAGGGATGTTTTTGATTTCTGATACCGGGATCCGCTGATCTGGTTCAAATGAGACAAAACCAAAATCGCCTGGTCAGTAATCATGACTTCAGGGTCTGGTTGCGCCGCAACCGAACAAGAGGGTTTTGAAGTTACTTGTGGATCTTGTTTTGATTTTACTGACGGATCCCCGCCAGATTCTGACGGGTCAAAACCGCCATTTTTGCCAGATTTCGACGGGTCAGCTTTTGAGGCGTCAAAATTTGATGCGTCAGATTTTGACGTGTCAGAATCTGACAGTTGAGAAAATGCGGCAGCCTGAAGTTTCGCCACATTCAGGCGGTAAACGTTCGAAGCATTACGGTTACCATTACGGCGCTGTGTACGCGTGAGCCAGCCATCTTTTTCAAGCTTTGCGATTGCCGTTCTGATAGTGCTCGGCCCTGCGCCAAGCTGGCGAGCAATAGTTTCAATGGATGGCCAGCACACCCCCTCATCGCTGCTGAAATCAGCAAGGCGAGCCATGATCGCGACACTAGACAACTTCATGCCCGACGCCGCGCAACCATCCCATACGTAGCCGGTTAATTTAGTGCTCATGATCGTCCGTTATCTCCCTGAACTTTTGCCTGAAATGCTCAAGTGGGCTGAAGCATTCGTGCGGGTAACCATCACGCAGGTAGATAACGCGTTGTGTTTCTGGTTCCCAGCGGATAACACGGACAGGCACTCCGCGGTGATCTTTGAACCTTCGGTTAAGTTCGCGCACAGGCGTTTTGCCCTCCGGTTGTAGACCCCCACAATTGAAACCGCCCTACTGTGGTTACACGGAACCCAGCGATTTGATAATCTGCGTTCATACCGAAACAACGGAGTACCCGAAACCGGGATCATCCTGAGTTGCGGTAGACGGTTAAAAGCCGTTAAACTGCTCATGCGGATTATTTCTCCATACTCGAAGAGTTGTTCGCCAAGGCGCCCGGAGCTGCACACTCGCGGGCGTCACTCATTTCTGGAAGGCAATAAACTCGTGAAATCAGGTTCAGAAACGTCATAAGCGTTACCCGGAACTGGTAGGCGATTTCGTTCAGACTGTCCCACTCCCCTTTATCAACCACACCATCATCGATATATCGACGGTATGCGTTGACCAAATCCCCAAGCCTGCCCACCAGCTCAGCCAGCTTTAAGCCAATCTCTTCATTCTCTGTTTCTGGTGCCGCGCCTGGAATGTGGATCCCGTTATCTGTTTGACGAGAAAATGCATCAGCTATGTAGCTAACACCGGCTGCTTTCTGTAAAACCATCGCCCACCCCATAGGGAAGATCTGATCACCATCTACGCGGAGGCGGTTAAACAGTGCGTTCTCTGTTACCCCCAACCATTCCGCCGCTTCGGCGTAGCCACCAGGCAGATCGGTAATCGTCTTTTTAATCGCTACCACCAGCCAGATTGGCTGACGTTCAACTTTCCAAATAGGTTCGTTACCCACGGTTAACCCCTTAATTCTGTGGTTTCCATCACGCAGCCGAATGGCTACGCTTTTCATAAAGTGATTGGTCAACTTTCAAATCACCTTTCGTCAGCGCTTGGATCTCAAAGGCTCGTCCCTTTGGAATAATTTCATCCCAGCCCGACACGGACGCATGAGAGATATTCAACGCCTTAGCGGTTTTCCCTACGCCACCGAAGTAACAAATAACGTCATTCTTTTTCATTTTTTCCTCTGGAGTTAAGTAATGCAGCGCATTGATAGTAGGATATCTTACATAAAATGGTCAAGCACTCCTACATCATATAATGGTAGGATTGCCTACATGAAAATGAATGATCGAATCCGAAGCAGGCGAAAAGAGCTAAAGATGACGCAATCTGTCCTGGCAAAGCTTGTCGGGGTTAATCGCGTCACTATCACCGGTTGGGAATCCGGTGACTACAAGCCGGGTGGTGAAAACCTCCAGGCGCTAGCGGCTGCATTAGAAAAGACACCGCAGTGGTTACTGGATGGAAAGGATGATGGATGTCAGCAACCACCAACCATGGACCCAGAGCAAAGATTCGGAATTAGGTCAGTTCCCGTTCTCACATGGGTACAAGCCGGAGAATGGACGGCTAATAGCGGAGCGATCACAGAGCGGGACATTCATGACTGGGTATATACTTCGGCTGCAGTTTCTGAAAGCGCATTTGCACTCATTGTTCGCGGCGACTCGATGACCAATCCTACAGGTGCACCAAGTATCCCCGAGGGTTCTATTGTCGTTGTGGAACCAGATTTTGGTGATGCCAGTCAAGCAAATGGCAAAATTGTTATTGCACAGCTTATGGGAAGTGATGAAGCCACTATTAAAAAGTTCGTTATCGATGGGCCGCTGAAATACCTAGTACCTCTCAACCCCAACTACAGGATTTTAGAAGTAAATGGAAACTGTCGATTAGTAGGGTTAGTAAGACAAGTAATAATGGATTTATAAGAAAACCGGGAATACCCGGTTTTTTTTCGCCCCGCAATGTAAGTTATCCAACATTCCCTCTTGACCTCAAATAGTAAGTTACCCTACATTACTCACATCAACAGCGAACAGGCAGGACGCCCACGAAGTAGCCGCCGGTGGCATATGAATAACCGGATGAATCGCTGTCAGGTGTCTTCGGGAGGGGTAACAGAGGCGCGGCCTGATTAACCGCACCTCGTAGTCAAATTCCTATAGCTGGTGGCGATACCCAAGCCAGGAATACCAAAACCAGCAGGAGTGTTAAGGGTAAGGGCTAATCACCCCCTTAGCACCCCGCCCGAAGATACCTACCACCGCGCCTGATGTGGTTAAAAGCAGGCCAAAGCAATAACAAGTAACTCCCTGTTCTGGCGGCCCGGTGTTTTCCCATTTGTCCGGTAACCGCCAGCCTTTTTCAGGGCACAACAGAAAAGGGCATCACCGAGCGACGGGCTCATAACCCAATCCACCCGGGCAAGAGGATGGCGATTGCAGTCGCCGACAATGCAGGTGCCCTTCTCTGTTGTGTATGGAGAAAGTTCGGCGGTTGCAGCCGCCTTAACGAGGGTAAAACCATGAGTAATGACCGCATGACCGTAGTGCCAGATTTTCTTGGCGAACTGGATGCCGGCGTGTTCATGAACAAAATCGCGGCAGCACTTAATACCACCGCGCTTGGCGTTCTGAACAACGGCAACAAAGGCAAAGTAGTCCTCACATTTGATTTTGAGCGCATGGGTAATTCCGTTGAAGAGAAGCGCGTCAAGATCAAGCACAAGCTGAACTACAGCACCCCAACACCGCGTGGTAAAGCCTCCGAGGAGGACACAACCGAAACCCCGATGTGGGTCAACAAAGGCGGGAAGCTCACCATCCTGCAGGAAGATCAGGGTCAGCTGTTCGGGATCACTGGCGCGGTGGATGGAAAGCTTAAAGCGGCTCAGTGATCCGCAAGAACAAACTCACTGATACCACTTCGATCATCCGTTAATAAGGAATTTCTATGTCTCAGTTAGACAGCGGTACATTTCAGCAGGTAAAAGACCTGGTCCTTTCTGGCTACCACCTGAATGATATTCATGGCCTGGCTTGCCCGACCGCATTGCTGCCAGATGGTACTAGCGTTGAAAGCCTCGAGCGCTTTTCTCTGGAGCGTTTCCGCTTTCGTGGCGCAATGACAACAACCAGTATTGACGATTTCGCACGTTATTCTAAAGGTTACGCCAGCAACAGTGAGCCAGCTCGTTGCTTCATTGACGCTGACAACATGACCGCTCGTTCAGTATTCAACATCGGCACCCTGGATAATCCCGGTCACGCCGATAACGTTGCTTCGATCACCCTAAAGAAAACCGCCCCGTTCCGCGCGTTACTGCAGATCGATGGTCAGCGTCTGAAGCAAAAGCAAATCGCTGAATGGCTGGAAGACTGGAGTGATTACCTGCTGGCGTTTGATGCCGATGGTAATACGATGCAGATTTCCCAGGCTGCTCAGGCAGTGCGTCGTATCACCATTCAACAAGCAACCCAGCAGGACCATGAAACAGGTGATTTCGCTGGTAAAAAATCGCTGATGCAAAGCGTTGAAGCAAGCAGCAAAGACGTAATGCCTGTGGCGTTTGAATTCAAATGTGTACCGTATGAAGGTCTGGGCGAACGCCGTTTTAGCTTGCGTAACAGCCTGCTGACCAGCGATGAACCCTGCTTTGTTCTGCGCATCGTCCAACTTGAAGCCCAGGAAGAAGAGATCGCCAATGAATTCCGCGATCTGCTTATCAGCAAGTTCGACGGTGAATCAGTGGAAACTTTTATCGGTAACTTTAAAGCCTAATTGCTCTGCATTAAATCCCCGGCGCCGCGGGGATTTATTGAAGCGTAATTCCATTAATTATCGCCAACAGGCGAGGGATTCGTGCAACCAAAATCTGCGCGGTGCAGCGCGCCAATATGGAGAAAACCATGAGCTACATTCAAACATTATCCGGTAAACACTTTAATTACCTCGATATCCAACAGGACGATATCGTGATCGAGGATATCGCTACTGCGTTGTCTCACATCTGCCGCTTTGCAGGACATCTTCCTGAGTTTTACAGCGTCGGCCAACATAGCGTTTTAACCAGCCATCTCGTTCCGCAGGAGTTTGCATTAGAAGCACTGCTTCATGATGCTGCCGAAGCCTACTTGCAGGATATTCCCTCCCCGCTTAAGCGCCTGTTACCTGATTACCAGGTGATCGAAGCTCGCGTAGACGCTGCTATTCGCCAGAAATTTGGCCTACCGACGGGACAACACCCAACCGTGAAATATGCCGATCTGGTGATGCTCGCCAGCGAACGCCGCGATTTTGAGATTGACGAAGGTTCCGTGTGGCCTTGCCTCGAAGGAATTGTCCCAACGGATCTATTCATCATCAACCCAGTTCGTCCAGGCCAATCATACGGCATGTTCATAAATCGCTTTAACGAGTTGATGGAGCAGCGTCAATGCGCCGCATGAAGGTAAAAGAGCTCGTAGCGGAGGCTTTTGCCTCCGTTGCTGAATTGCCACCAAAGCATGCACCGCTTATGCGCGAAGTCGCTACCAGACTGGAGGCTACGTTCGCAGCATTAAAAGAGTCTCTGGTGCAACTTGAACAGGAACGTAAAGGTAAAACGCCATGACCGTATTTGAATATCTCCAGGCTCATCCGAATACCACCAGCGGTGAAATCGCCAAAGGTATGAACAAAAAGACACCAGCGGTCGCCGGTGCATTATCACAACTTTATGGTACAGGCCGTATCGTGAAGTCTGGTGTTCGCAAGGGGGTTCCAACATACCGCGTTAACGATATGCCGTTTGGGTGTAGTAACAGCCTTACCATGATGTTTAACCAGCTCTTGATCAGAGCCAGACAAGGAGCAGCCCAATGACGGCACTCGACAAACAGGCGCTGCGCCAATTAGCAACTGATGCGCATGAGCTTGGCATCATCAAACGTTACACGAAAGGCATCGAGGCCAATAAGAGATTCGCTGCCATCGTCACTCCTTTGACAGTTCTGGCGCTGCTGGATGAGCTGGAAGCCGCAGAGAAGCGCATAGCAGAACTGGAGGCGCGGACCGTGACGCTGCCGACGCCGTACCCGAAAGGTTACGGGCTAGTTTCTGATAAATATAACTTTGCACTGGAAGAATGCGCCGACGCAATCCGCGCCGCTGGCATTGGCGTGAAGGGGGAGTGAGCATGATTCACTATCACGGCGGTCCAATAACGCCGGATACGTGCGCCATGAAAGCGTGGAAAGGACGCCATGCGTTTATAAGTTTCGCGCACTCCGGACAAATTAACCTCGCGTCTGAATACTGCCAATCATTCGCGCTGGACAACGGTGCATTCACCGCATGGAAAGCAGCTGGCAAAAACAAAATCGACTGGAGCGATTACTACGAGTTTGTGGCCCGCTGGAAGAATCATCCTGGCTTTGATTTCGCCATCATCCCGGATGTTATCGACGGCGGAGAGGAAGAGAACGAGGCGCTTCTTGATGAATGGCCGCATGGGGAATTTTTCGGCGTTCCTGTCTGGCACATGAATGAAAGCGACGAACGTTTTATCAGGCTCTGCAACGAGTATCCCAGAGTCGCAATCGGTTCATGCGGTGACTATGACGTTAAGCGTCCGAATCTGGCCGTAGCTCGGATGAAAGACCTGATTCGCCATGTTGTTGATGCTCACAGCCAGCCTGTCACGAAGTTGCACGGCTTGCGTATGCTTAACCCGCTCATTTTTACAAAGTTACCATTAGCCAGCGCTGATAGTACAAATGTCGCCCGTAACATCGGCATCGATAAAGCATGGTCTGGTGCTTACGCACCAGCTTCAAAAGAAACCCGCGCCGCGTTAATGGTAGAGCGCATTGAATCGCATAACAGCCCAGGCTCTCTCGCGTACTGCGAGCAGCGTGACCGGTTCGACATGCAACTGCAATTAGCAGTGTAAGGACTAACCATGACAACTAACAACCACCCGGCGCACGGTCATGTATCACTCGATCGCCTGCACCAGATAAGCGAAATACTCAGCAAAGCAGCAGCACAAAGCGACGGCGGTAATCTCGGCTACGCAATGGCTGATGCAGTGAAGGTGATTGTTGGCGCGATTGCATTGTTTGGTGCTGAACCCGTTCTGTATGCAATGCAGGGGGTCAAATTAGATACCGACGCCGTATCAACCTGCAAAAATGTCGTAGACGGCTGGGTTGATGAATGGAATCAAGAGCGAAAGACGGGCGTGGCAGAATACAAAACAGTTCCACTCTACACCGCCCCTCCAGCGCCAGTAGTACCGGATGAAAAGCCGATGCCAGAAGCGTCGAAAATGCATGCGATTGATGCTGTAGCTGCAATCGCAGAAGTCAGGGGATGGAACGCTTGCCGCGCCGCAATGCTTAAAACAGCACCAAAACAGGAGAATTTTTAACGTGAACAATTTAATGATCGACCTTGAATCCATGGGCAAAAAACCAAATGCCCCTATCGTCTCCATAGGTGCCGTGTTCTTCGATCCGCAAAGCGGTGAACTAGGTCAGGAGTTTTACACCGCCGTTAACCTTGAAAGTGCTATGGATCAGGGAGCAGTGCCGGATGGTGACACTATTCTGTGGTGGTTAAGACAAAGCCCAGAAGCACGATCAGCAATCTGTGTTGATGATTCTCTGCCAATATCGTCTGCCCTATCTGAACTTAGCCATTTCATTAATCGGCATTCTGATAACCCTAAATATTTAAAGGTTTGGGGCAATGGAGCTACTTTCGACAACGTTATATTGCGCGGAGCATATGAGCGCGCCGGCCAGGTTTGCCCGTGGCAATTTTGGAATGATCACGACGTCAGAACCATCGTTACATTAGGCAGAGTTGTGGGTTTCGACCCTAAGCGAGACATGCCATTCGATGGGGTCGCACATAACGCACTGGCCGATGCGCGCCATCAGGCAAAATACGTTTCAGCAATTTGGCAACGCCTACTGACCCACCAGCAATAATTTATAAATATGTAAGTCCGGGTGCAGCCGGGCTGTATGGAGAATCTGTCATGGCAAAACTTATGAAGGCGAGTCAGTGGGGTAAACGCGAATTTACCAAAGACTCGATCCCGGATAATCGAACCATTAAACGTTGGGTTGAAAACGGACTTCTCACAGGCAAAATCGTAGACGGATCCGTTTGGGTCTGCGAGTCTGAAAAATGGGGGGTCGACTCAATGGTTAATCATACGGTTCGCCAGCTTATCAGTGAGGGCTAACCATGGCAGCCAGGCCAAGAAAAAGAGAATACCGCCATCTACCCGAATATCTAATATTCGATAAAGATCGCGGCGTTTATAAATTTACGCTTATAACTGGGAAAAAAAAGAATATTGGTAAAGACAGGGCTGTAGCGATCGCTATAGCCCGTGAATACAACCTAAGAATGAGACCTGTAAATGTACCATCAGTAGAAATACTTGTCCGTGAATCTGGCGGTGTAACTGGGGAAGCGAAACCATTTGCTGAACATGTAGATCATATTATGGAGAGGGCTATCGAGAATGAGCGCCCTTCACAGAATACACTCGACGATTGGAACAATGATGCGCTGAGGGTGAAAGAATTCTTCATCAATATACCAGCTTGTGATATTGAACTGGAGCATGTAAACGCTTATATAAACCACTACCATGCGGAAGCATCAGCAAACGTACAAAACAGGAAAGTCAGCTTTCTTAAAAAATTATTCTCCTATGCAGTCGATGAATCGCTAATGTTCGATAACCCGGCAACCCGTAAAAAAATGCGTAGGACAGAAGAGAAGAAACGCCAGCGCCTCTCACTTGATAACTTTAAAGCTATCAGGCGTGCAGCCGAACCATGGTTACGAACCGCGATGGATTTGGCATTGCAGACAACACACGCACGATTGGAAGTTTCACGGATCCGTTACTCCATAAGAGAGCCTAAAGACGGCATCTGCGGGTGCGTATGGTTAGCACAACCAGAAAACGGTATTTATGGGACGCTATACATCCACAGGCAGAAAGTACAAAAAAAAGAGGCATCACACGTTGCAATACCAATAGGTGAAGAGTTGAAACGGGTAATTGACGATAGCCGTGATAATGTAGCCAGCCCATTTGTCGTTCATAGGATCCCAGAACGGCAGATAAAACGCAGCAAAGAGGTTTCACACCCTACTCAAGTTGCACCGGACTATTTGAGCCGGTCGTTTTCAGCTACGCGTGACAAGCTAGGTTTATGCGACCATCTACCGATGGACGAAAGACCAACCTTTCACGAAATTAGGGCGCTGGCAGCGCATCTTTTTGATCAGCAGGGTATCGATCCGCAAGGACGAATGGCGCACAGCGATGCGAAATCAACCAAGATCTACACGCAAAATCATATAGATTGGGTTGTCGTTCCCCATGGAGAAATTAAAGCCAGCTAGCACCAAATAAAACATTGAATTTTATTAATCAAGGAGTCTATGACAGTAATTAATTTTTTCTGGATAGGTAGCCTTGCCATAATCAATATTATCAATAACAAATCAGGGGCAAAACTATGTTTTGATTTGCCCCTCGCAACACCTTTATCTTCTTTTCAGTTCTTTGGGAAGAAAAGCATCTATTTCTTCTTCAGAAAATGTTAGATCTTCTTTATTTTTCAATGCATCCTGTGCTTTTTTATAAGCTTCAAACGTTGTACTAGGAGAGCCTGAATACACTGAGTGTAAACTCTCGAGTAATGAGTCCCGCTCTGACTGCAATTGCTCGATTGGTTTTTCACCCATTGCTAAGTCTGTAAGCAATGATAAATACTTTTCTCGGATTAACCAGATCTCATTTGCAGCCTGCTTATGTTTTTGCGCTAACTCACCAAGGTCATAATCCTTGGTATAAGCGTTAAGAATAAGAAGAAGTGTTGAAACAACAATCCCAACCCCCGTGCCTACTTCACCAGCGCCGAAAAAAGTTGCTAGAAAACCTCCAGTAGTTAAGGCGGACAGGATTATCTGCCAAAACTTTATAGAAGATAGTCGAGACAGGAGAATGTCTGAGCATTTTTCATGCGTCTTATGTGAGTATACGACCCGACCATAACACTCTCTGAGCTGTCCTTCCAAAACCCTTCTAGATTCAGGTGTATCACTAGTCTGGAAATGTTGTTCCATAAATATCCCGCCATTTTTGCTTAGCCGACCATTCGCGTTTTGGGGTAGCCATTTCATGCACTATAGCTTCGAGTGAAATGTTATAGCACCGTTTTGCTTTGTATTGGAAAAGCCCTTTTCCATAGACAAACTGCCCACTTCCTGGCGCTTTCCAATACTCCTTACTCGTATCTTGATCGGCCATCCATTTAAAAAAATCACGACTCATTAAATCGTAGTAAAAATACGACTTATCTCTATGCGCCCAATTTTCAATGAATTGATACGCAAGGGTATCAATGAGCAAACCACTTATAGGAACATCCCATTTACGCTTCCAAGCTCTGACCATTCTACAAAGTTGCACCAAATTGTTGTTGGTACTGTTATTTCTCAACCTCATTGCAGAAATTTCTGGCTTTGGATTTGTAATCCTCCAACGACCACCACCATTCGCATCAGGAAATGTATAACTACCATTAACATTGATGAAAGCTGGAACGACTTCAAATGTAATTCCATCGTTGAACGGTACAAGGATCACTTGACCATCACCTCTAATACTAGTGGTCGCATATGTTTTTTCAATAGATCTCTTAACCGCTTGAAGCAATGCTGACTGCCCATTTCCTAAGTAGCTATTGTATTTTTGATACTCGGAATATGGTAGCTGAAAAATCATATCCAGATCGCTCAAGCCTTGCGTGGCTGTGTTTCGACCATATGACCCAACGTAGAGACTATGAGAAGTATCAGAACTGCTATCCCAAAAATCCGTATTTAAACGCTTCGTAATATTCTTATATCGAGTTGAAATTGTTCCACCATCTTTTACAGTAAGGTTGGAGCAAAACCCGCAAAACCACTCAGCTACACCCATGCTCAATTCCTTTTCTAAAAGCTAATGAAAAATTCAAGGACGCATGTTTCATGCATCATTGATAACTTTTTCAGTAAGCTGAAGCACATAATTGACGCTAACTAGCTGGTTCTTCAAGTGAGCAACCTACTTTAGCATCAAGGTATTATACCTACCAAGCATGGGGAGAAACCACCACCTAAACCATTGAAGTATATAGAGCAGATTTTGCTAAAAAAGCACTGTTTGTTTATACATGCGAATAGTATCTACCACCAGCAATGGTGCGGCTCTCAGCGTTTTACAAGCGGCGTCATGGGGTGTCGGGGGTCGGAGGTTCAAATCCTCTCGTGCCGACCAA